GAAATTGCCTAATAGTGTAAGCGCATTTTTTAACAGAACAATTGCAGACAAATTGAACAAAGATCAAAATAGCATTGAAGAAATTAAAAAGATACTAGAGGGAAAAGATTTTTTTCAAGCTAACTTGAATATCAACGATTGGCTAAAAGGTAACGTCAAATTTAAATTTGTGAAGTCTGGAAAATCGACGCTGAAATTCATTGGTTCTAAGAGCGCGATTGATGATACAAAATCAAAACAGGGCTGGATCAACTATGAATTATCGGCTCCGAAATAGCTTTACTTTTATTCAAATTCGAGGTATCATATTACCATGAAGAGATTTAAAGAGTTTAAGGATCAGGGGATCCTGACGATATTCGATATCGACGAAACGCTATTCCATACCACAGCTCATGTTATCGTGCGTGGTCCAGGTGGAGTTATCCGACGTAAGCTAAACAATAGAGAGTTCAACGACTATAAACCAAAGCCAGACGATACACTGGACTTTAGCGAGTTTAAAGACGCCGACTTATTCTATGAAACATCTCGTCCTATTCGCAAAATGTTCAACAGAATTAAGTTGATCATGCGCATGAAGAAAAATCCTAATTCAAAAGTAATAATCTTAACAGCTCGTTCAGACTTTGACAATAAAGATAAATTCCTTGCCACGTTCCGCAAACATGGACTAACTGAGATCGATGAGATCCATGTTCATCGAGCTGGCAACCTTACTGGTTACTCTGCAGCCGAAGCTAAACGTATATACATTGAACAGTATTTGAAAACTGGTAAATTCTACAAGGCTCGCTTGTTCGACGACTCAGAGTCTAATTTGAAAATGTTCAATCGATTAAGGTTGAAATATTCTACAATTGAGTTTGATCCCTGGCAAGTTGTGCACAACGGAGACGTAAGATCATATAAATACCAATAAAGAGGGTATTTTTATGATTGGTTTCAATTCCTATCTTACTGAATCCTTGGATGTCGAGAAATTAAAACATCTCGAGCATGCCGAGGATCACATCATTCATGGCGGTCATGAGGGCGTCAAGCACGCTGCGTCGACCCTCGAAGATGTGCACAACTTTTTGCAGGGTAAAAAAACAGCAACTAAGATCACACAGAAATATGATGGCGCGCCGTCAGTTGTTTTCGGTCGTAATCCAGAAAACGGTAAATTTTTTGTGGCTTCGAAGTCAGCCTTTAACAAAAACCCAAAGCTAAATTACTCTCCGAAAGATATCGAAGCGAATCATGGTCATGCTCCAGGGCTAGTTGAAAAGCTCAAGGCAGCTCTCGAACATCTCCCAAAAATTATGCCAAAAGAAGGTGGTGTGTATCAGGGCGACTTGATGTACACGAAACCTGACGTGACTGAAAAAGAAGGCAGCTATTCATTTACGCCAAACACGATCACATACGAGGCTAATAAAGACTCAGCCCATGGTCGTAAAATTGCTGCATCGAAATTAGGAATTGTCGTTCATACCAAGTACAAAGGTAAGAAGTTGGACGACATGAAAGCAGACTTTAATGTTAACCACGGTTCATTTAAGCAGGATCCAGATGTTCACACCATTAATCCAGAAATCGACCAAGGCAAGATCTCCAATATCGAAAGTAAAAAATACCAAGATCACATCAATAAAGCAACACAGCTCTACTCAAGTATGGATCCTGAAATTTTTAATACTGTTGACGGGCATGATGTTAATATCAAAACTTATATCAATGATACTGTAAGAAACGATACGAAGCCTACTGCTGATGGTTACCATCAGTTTATGAAAGCCAAGCTGCAAAAAGAAGTAGACAAATTAAAATCAGAAACTGGTAAGAAAAAGAAACAAGAACAAGTCGACACGATACTTTCGCATATTAAAAATCATAAGAAGCAGCTTGGCGACATTCTTCAATTACATGGTCATATGCAGCAAGCCAAAGATACTCTCGTTGGCGCGCTATCTCGCAATCAGGAATTTAAAACAACAATCGGCGGTAAGGCGACTAAGCCAGAGGGATTTGTTGCAACTCGTGGTGGTCGTCCATCGAAGCTAGTTGATCGCGCCGACTTTAGTCGCAGCAACTTTTTAACTGGCGCTTTCCGCAAAAACGAAGAGCAAGAGCCACCAGCTGACAGCAAACCAAAAAATCCAGTTGTGTTTTCGTTCGGGCGTATGAACCCACCAACAACTGGTCACAAAGTTCTTGTTGATAGAGTTCATGATCTGGCTAAAGAAAACAACGCAAAGCATAGCGTTGTGTTATCGCATTCAGTTGACCCAGAAAAGAACCCGCTAACTGCTGAACAGAAGCTGAAACATGCTAAGAGATTTTTCCCAAAGACCAATTTATCCGTAGCTTCAAAGGAAGCACCATCTTTTCTGCATCATGCACAGCAGTTACATAAAGCTGGTCATGATCACTTGATTATGGTTGCTGGTTCTGATCGCGTTGATGAGTATAAGAAAACACTCGATCGTTATAATGGTGAGGGCGAAGGCAAGCTGTTCAACTTTAAGAAGGTCGATGTTGTTTCTGCTGGTCAACGTGACCCAGATGCTGAGGGAACTGAAGGTATGTCTGCCAGCAAAATGCGCGGACATGCTATCACTAACAAGTTCAGCGAGTTTAAGAAGGGTATTCCCTCGCACGTGCATCCCGAGCATGCACGCGAGCTGTATAATGAAGTTCGTAAGGGTATGGATATTAAAATCGGAGCAGATACACCAGCAATTTCGCTGGGCAAGTATGCGAAGAGACAAGATATTATTGGCGCAAGAGCTCGTAAAGAACAAGAGCGCAGAGCCAGAGTCAAGCAGTCAATGGTAAAGCGCGGCATCAAGGAAGAGTTATCAGTAGCTAGTGGTGATGTGCGTGGCATTGGAGCTGTAACTGGCGATCCTGCAGGAACACTGACAACATGGACTACGTTAAATTCTTCTGACGCTGACACCAGAGATCAAATGTTGCATTACCTTAAGAAACATTTTCATGACGACCATCATAAAAATATAAATTCTTCACTGGCTCAGAAAAAATCTGCGTTGGTTCAAAATCTATTACAATCTATAAATAGAACTCCAAACAACGGAAGATAAACCATGGCTCAGTTTCGTAAAGATACGCACGAATATTTAAAAGATGGCAAAACAATTTTTGAAGTTGTTATGCTTGCAGATCAATCTGGTAGTCTTGTTGGACCTGCTAATCCATCTGGTGTTGCGGTAGATGCATTTGGTCGTTCGAGAGTTTCACAGCCATTAACATTGTTTGATTCTTCGCATCGTTATCGCGATAATAATCTTTGGTCGACATCAAATACAGCAGGAACAACTTACAATTTCAATGCAAATGCTGGTTTGATAGAACTAAACCTCCCAGTAACCTCTGGCGCTGAAATTATTAGAGAAACTACTAAAGTATTTTCCTATCAGCCAGGCAAGTCTTTACAAATTTTAAACACTGTTGTTATGGAAACACCAAAAGCGAACCTCAGACAGAGAGTTGGGTATTTTGGTGCAAATAATGGTATTTACTTAGAGGCGAATGGAACAAATATTGCATTCGTTGAACGTTCTTTCTCTAATGGTTCGCTAGTAGAAACTAGAGCAGAACAAGCAAATTGGAATATTGATACGCTATTAGGCGCAGTTCCAACAAGTCCATCGCAAAAAACTCTTGATATGTCAAAGGCGCAAATTGTATTCCATGATATCGAATGGCTAGGGCTAGGAACAGTGCGCTGTGGGTTTGTTCTTGATGGACAGTTAATTCACTGCCACTCATTTCACCATGCGAATTATATCACATCAACCTATATGACTACTGCTTCATTACCTCTTCGTTATGAGATTAGAAATACAGGAACTACTGCTAGCAATTCTACAATGAAACAAGTTTGTAGCACAGTTTTGTCTGAAGGTGGTTACGAGCTAAGAGGATTGCAGCAAGCCGTTTCAACACCAATAACTAATAGTTACGCGTGCGCGGTAGCAGGAACATATTATCCAGTAGTATCAATCAGATTGAAGTCTACTGCACTAGATGCTATCGTAATTCCAACTGCTGCAGCTTTCTTAGGAAAAGGTAGTAACGTAGATTTTAGCTGGAAAATAGTAGTTGGTGGCACTGTTACGAACACAGAGGCATGGACTTCTGCTGGAACTAATTCTGCAGTTGAATATACACTAACAGCTAATGCGATATCTGGTGGAAGAGCAGTTGCAGCGGGATTTTTTAACTCATCCACACAATCAGCCGCGCCAGTTGATGTTCTGAAAGAGGCTTTATTCAGATTCCAGTTGGAGCGTAATGGATTAACCTCTACACCAGAACCATTGACTCTTACTGTTGCAGCTGGATCAAGCACCAGTAACTGTTTTGCTTCTTTGGACTGGGAAGAGATCTCAAGATAAAAGTATTATAAATAGAGGTGCAGAAAGCTACGGCAATCCTGCATTGTATTTTGGATAAGCCTACAGGGAAACTCCAATGTCCGAAGAAGATACCAGTCTCCAATCTAGTCCTCAGCTAGTCTTCAATGAACAGCAAGAAGGGGTTGCCGTAGTCCTTTCTGAAAAGGAGACAGTCGCACTCTACAAAAAATCAAAACAATCAGGATACTCGTTCGACACTTTGCAGGAAGTGTATCGTCGAGGCTATTTAACTTGGGACTTGCACCTAAACGAGTCCCCAGAACAATTCGCATTTAACCGTGTAAACTCATTTATCGCAGGTGGGAAGGCATCGGAGCTTGATCAGGATTTGGTTGAGAAAGTAAACCTTCCCCACAAATATCGTGCAGGTCTTTCAGATACTACTGCCGCTGCCCGCAAGGCGCATTGGGAAAAGATGAGTAAGTATTCTGACCGCGACCCAAGAGCATATCAACCAGCTCCTGGCGACGCAACTGCAAAAACGAAACCATCAAAACATACCAAGAAATTTAAACAAATGTATGGGGAAGAAATGACTATTGATGAAGCCGCAGAAACTGGATTGGCAGCAAAAGCTAAGAAGTCAGGTGTTTCTATTGAGACACTACGTAAGGTTTATCGCCGTGGTGTTGCTGCTTGGAACTCTGGTCATCGTCCAGGAACTACTCCGCAGCAGTGGGGTATGGCTCGTGTAAACTCATACATCACCAAGGGTAAGGGAACTTACCACGGCGCTGACAAAGATCTCCGCGAAGAAGATCTTGAGGAGAAGGGTCCAGGATTGTGGGCTAACATTCATGCCAAGCGCGAGCGAATCAAACGTGGTTCTGGTGAGCGTATGCGTAAGCCTGGATCAAAGGGCGCGCCAACACCAGAGGCATTGAAATCTGCTAAGTCAGAAGCTGTAAATCCAGCACAACAAGCCGCTATTGCTATTGCTATGAAAAAAGCAGGTAAGAAACCAAAAGATATGAAAGAATCATACACAGGCGCTGAGAAAACATCAAAGAAAATGGAAGATCCAGCTAGCCGTTTCGTTGGCACTGATGCATTGACTGACACATATAAGAATGCAACTCCAGGTCAAAGCGTAAAGAAAATCGTCAAGAAAGTTGTTGAAGAAAAGCTCTATGAGATGTATAACTGTGGCTGCAAAAAGTGCGGCGAGCTTGAGGAATCTGGATTACGCGCAAAACACAAAAGCCCATCGGGTGGATTGACACAAGCTGGTCGCAACTATTATAACAGAAAAACTGGTGGAAACTTGAAAGCACCAGTTACTACAAAGCCATCAAAGCTAAAGAAGGGCAGCAAGGCAGCAAATCGTCGTAAGTCGTTTTGTGCTCGTATGGGTGGAATGAAGAAGCGACTGACTTCAGCCAAAACTGCTCGCGACCCTAATTCAAGAATCAACAAAGCACTAAGAAAGTGGAATTGCTGATGAAGAGATTTAAGGATTTCATTGAAGAAAATAAAGAACTCGAAGGGTTGCATCTTGTGAAACCAGGACACTGGAAACATAAGAATGGTTCGATTCATTGGGAAAACGATCGTGTTAGAAAAAAAGGTGTTGGCACTTATAGAGTTATGCGTGGCGACAATCTTTCGTCAAAAGAAACTAAAAAATATAGATCGTTAGCAGCAGCAAAAGCTGCACTCGATTAGTATAGAGGAAAAGATGAAACGATTTAAAGATTTCATAGAAGAAGCTACGAAACCTGCTGATAAAGATAGCAAAGGTCCATTTGCTATTGCTACAAAAACACGCAGTGGCGGTTTAAGAAGAGTTGCTGATACTCGTTTCGACACCTATGACAGCGCGCACAAGTATGGAATGCAGTATCATACTGACAGATATGGTTCTCAAATGTTCCATGTAGTGCATCATCCAGACGCTAAGAAGAGAATGGATGAAATGGCTGTACGCGATACATCAGGTAAGCTGATTCAAATTCGTAAACAGAAGTTTCGTGGCGCTGATATGAAGCTCCACACCGCATATCCAGGGAAGAGTAGTAGCTCTGGTGGCGGAAACGGCGGGTAAACTAAATATATCGTTCCATTAATTATGAAGGAGAAATATAATGGATAGCACTATTGTTTGGACACTTATTGTTGGCGCTGCAGCTGTTTGGGCATTTTGGAAGTTTGTTTGGCCAAAGGCAGATGTGAACGGCGATGGCAAGGTTGACGCAGCCGATGCTAAGGCAGCAGCTGATGTTAACAAGGATGGTAAGGTTGATGCAGCCGATGCTGTTGTTGCAGTTAAGAAGACTGCTGCTCGCGCTAAGAAGGTTGCAACTAAGAATGTTGCTAAGGTAGCAGCAAAGACAAAGACAAAGGCTAAGAAGTAACATGAACGAACTTACAGAAGCACTAAAGAAAGCACTAGCTGATACGTTCGCATTCTATTTGAAGGCGCACAATTTCCATTGGAACGTTGAAGGTCCAAACTTCAACGATTACCATGCTTTTTTCGGTGCTCTGTACGCTGATGCCTGGGGCGCTGTGGATACAATTGCGGAGCATATTCGTACATTGGATTCATACGCTCCTGGCTCGTTCTCGCGTTATTCAGAGTTATCAAGAATCAAGGATGAAGTTAACATCCCTTCAGCTATGTCAATGATGACAAAGCTAGAAGCTGATAACAGAATTGTTATTGAGACACTTACTACTGCCATGAAAGCGGCAGATAAAACTGGTAAGGCAAACATCTCTAATTTTCTTCAGGACCGCATCGATGCCCATGAGAAGCATGGTTGGCAATTAAGAAGCATTACCAAATCATGATAGATCATTTGTCTCACTCTTTAAATTTACAACCCTTTTCAGAAGAAGAGTTTCAAAACATCGGTTACATTAAAGGATCAAAAATAAAATGACTAAGGACTATCGTTCACTAGAACATAAAATCAGAGACGTTGTATCAGAAGCGTCAATGAATCGTAACACCGACCTTCGCCGCAAGGTAGTGAACGTTGGTCGTCCTGACACAGCACCATCAAACTTTGATCCAAAGTCAAAGCTCGCCAAGCAGGGTGAGATCAAGACCAAGATCATTGATGAAGAGCAAGTCGATGAAGCTAATATGGCAAAAAAGGCTGGCGAGTTTCATTACGGTAATCCAGACGAACTTCATGCCCATCTTAAGAGAAACCACAAGGCAGGTGATCAGGATGCTGTTCACCGTGTTCTTAAGGGCGCGCCAACTTCTTCGCTTCAGAAGCTACATGCTAAACTGAAGCCACAAGAAGGCGAGCGTCAGCAGCATAGAGATCCAGAGCTGTTCCATCTTTCAATTGGTGGCGAGCTGAAAAAGCGTGGCGTCAAGGAAGATTACATTCCTGAAGCCAAAGATGATGAAGACAAGGATGACAAGAACAAGAAGGCTGATGCTGACGACAAGGATGATGACGATAAGAAGAAGTCGAAGGCTGGTGCTTCGAAGGCTGAAGACGAATTCACTGGCGGTAAAACCGAAGTTGATCTAGAGCCAAAAACGAACGATAAGATCAATATCGATTCCAACGATAACTCAAAGAAAACTAAGAAAGTAACAAAGGAAGAAACCATGTTGAGATCAGACAATAAGTTTGGGCTTCCACAGGATCTTATCGATGCTGTCACTGAGGCTCTTAAGGGTGGACAGAAAAAGCTCGACGTTGCTGAGCCAAAGGGTAAGCTGACAGCTGCCGACTTCAAGAAGCTCCGTAAGGAAGAGGCTGTTGAAGAAGGTAATATACCAGCCAATTATGCTGCATCACACAAAGATGTAAGAGCGCAAATGGATAAAGAGCGTGAGACTTTTGCAGCGGCAAAGAAAGAGCGCGAAACAAAATTAAAAGCAAAGCCACAGTATGATAAGGCTCGCCCAGCTTTTACCACCAAGGAAGAATTCGAACTCGATGAAGCTGTAAAAACTGGCAACGAAGGTCACGGCTACCATGGCGAAGCACACCACGCTGCCAAGGGCGAAGACAAGATGGCTGAAGCTGGTAAGGCATATGCCAAGGCTCATTCGCTTGTAAAGAAGCACGCAGCTGATCATCTCAAGGGTGCTAAGAATCCAAACGTAATGGTGAAGCATTATCTTGACTCAAAGCATGGTCGTCATCTTTATGGCAATGAGAACAATGCTGCATATGTAAAGAAGGACTTCGGTCATTTCGCTAAGAAGTATGATGCAAAGATGCACGAGGAAGTTGAACAGCTTGACGAAATTTCTGACAAACTTAAGAACAGTTATATTGTAAGATCCAAAGAACAGGGCTACATGGCGAATAGAATGAGAATGAGTCCTGTTGTTGACAAACAAACTTCCGACCGCGCCAGTAAAATATATAATAAGCGCAGACGTGGTCAGGATCTATATGACAGATCAATTGAGAGAGCGAAAAAAGAAGAAGTTGAACAAATTGATGAGATTTCAGCTAGAAAGGCAATGGACTATTCTACTAAGTCTGCTGCCAATGTTGGTTCAGGAAAGAGCGGCGATAAAGAAGATAAACGTATTGCTGGTCAAAAAATGGCTGATGAAAAATACCGTAAGATGCAAGGCAAGTCATCATCTGCCAAGGTTGCTGCTACTGAGGAAGTTCAACTTTCAGATGCAGAAATCGCTCGTCTCGAAGAGATCGCAAAGGGTCTATGATGATTAAGTTTAGTCAGTACATCAACGAGAAAAAAGCGACGAAGGATTCGATTGCAACAACTGCAACTTCGAGTCCTCTGCGCGGTCAAAACCAGGATCAAAGTGGTTACAGCCCATCTCATTCGACTGCTGACTACACTATCAGCGATTCTAAGAAAGCAAAAGTAAAGGAAGACGACAACATCGATAAGGTAAATGCTGTAGCAGCTGCCTTGAAGAGCATGTCGACTTCCAGTAGCAACACTGCTCCATCTTCGACCAATAAGCCATCGATGCCTAACGTAAATGCTCCTGGCACACCTGATATGTTCAAGACTGAGAAAAAGCTGAAGGAAGGTTTTGTTTCTACTGCTGGCTCTCCACGTCAAACACCAGTAACTATGAAGTCTGCAGGCGCTTCCCACATTAAGGGTGGAAGTCATTTGCAGCATGACGCTGATCGTCGCAGAGTGCAGCTTGATAAGATGGCGCAGGTGCGTCGCAATCAACAGGAAAAAGAGCGCGAGCGCGCACAGAAGGAACGCGAGAAGGCAGCTATTGAACGTCAGAAGGAAGCTCAGAAAGCTATCAAGAAAACCAATGAAGAGCTAGAGGAAGCCAAGGCAGTTTCACAGGCGCAGCAAAAGGCAGCTGGTGCTGCTCTTGCCACTCAGCGCGGCGAATATGCTGGTGGTAAGAAGGGTGGAGCTGTTAACCGTATGGCTCTCATGAAGCGTTCAGAACTAGAGAAGATTGCTGGTACAAAGCGCAAGGAACTGCCAGTTCGCAAGGAAGAAACAGAGCTTGATGAAGCTCGTCGTGGTCGCCCACCAAAGAATAAGACCGATGAGGATCCAGGATCTGACAACATCATTATGCAGCTGCGTAAGGTAATCAGCCTTCGCGGTCAGTCGCCAGTAACATTCGTTGATGGAAAAAAGGCAAATATCTCGCCAGCTACTGCGCATCGTTTGCTTGCTGCCTACGATAATCTTAGAACGAGCGGTGAGAAGCATACGTTCTCACAGCGTATTCACAGAAGCGCTGACTCAATGCGCGATGTAATTGCAGGTAAAAAAGAAATTCAGAAGCCAAAGATCTCTCTTGGCGGTACTTATAGAGGTAAGTAAATGCCATTAATAGTAGGCGGGCAAGTTGCTAATACAACAACGGTGGTGCAAACACCAACTGCGTCAGCTGTTACAGAAACCTCTACAACTCAGGGGCTAACTCTTTTACAAGCGAAAATTGCAGCTGGTGGAATCCCAACGCAAAAAGATACATTTGTTGCACCAAGCTATAAAAGACCTGTTTCGCAATCTCATTCAAGAATGCAAATAAACCCAAACGACCATCTAGTGATTGTTGATGGTAAAGCAAAGAAAATTGGTAAACAGTCCAAATACCTACTGGACATGCTTACTATTGAAGAATAATAAATAATAAAAACTTTCTCTAGGAGGATATCTAAATGGCACAATGGGGTAGAAATGATCAGTCTGTAACTGCCAATAGCGTTACTACTGTCGAAACATCTAACGGTGCACCAATCGGCACTTATGCTCTTGTGAAGGGCGATCAGGTTAATCGCGTTAATGGTGCTAATGCCCACTTCGGTAACACATCTGCTGGATCGCGCGCGAGTGTAGACGTTAACATGTTTGGTAACACAACTCTTGGCGCTTTCATTCCAGGCGTTGCAGTTGGTGTATTCGGCGTCGACGCTGCAGAAGCTGGTGTTTCGAGTGGCAACCTTGCCTCAGCAGTTGTAACTTCTGGTGGTTCTGGCTACTCAGCTAACGCTGTTGTTACTCTGACATTTGCGAACGGCAGCACCAATGCTACTGCAGTAAATGCTTTCGCAAACGTAACAGCTGGTGTTGGTGGTAGCATTACTTCGCTTCTTATTGCTCAGCCAGGATCAGGATACACTGTTAACCCAACAGTAACTATTGCTGCGCCTTCTCTTATTGTATTCAATGGTAATACTGCTGTTGATGCAACTGCAGACACAATCACAATTACTGCAGCAAATAGCAAATTCCAAGCTGGTGACCTTTTAACTTATGCTGGTAACACTTTATCTACACCAGGCGGTTTAACAGATGGTACAAAATACTATGTAAGTTTTGCAAATACTACTGTAATCGCTCTTTCTGCAACGCTAAATGGTTCCAATGTTAATCTTACTAAGGCATCTGGCGATGGCACAACTGCTGCTGGCGCAACTATTCGAGGCGAAACTGCAACTGGTTATGTTGTAGTTGGTGGTGCAAAGAACCGTGGCGTAACTCACGCTGGTTGGGTTCTCCGCACCGAAGGAACTGGTGGTCGCGCTGGTCGTGTTCAGTACGAGACACTCGTAGCCATGGGATCGCTTGGCGCGCAGACAGCTGCTTATGGCACACCTGCTAATGTGGCAGACGCTGGCGACGACGCAAGACTTCCTGACTCTTGATAGTTAGGATATAGTTATGGCGAACGACGCTAAGAAGGTTTCGCAACTTGGCATTGCAACTACCCTGTCAGCAAATGACAGGGTAGTTGTTCTCACAAACCCAGCATCTTCTGCACAAACACAAACAATTTCTATATCGAATTTAATTACTAATAGTAGTTCGGTTCGAGCAAACACATCATCTTATGGTGTTGTTAAAATTGGTTCTGGGTTATCAGTTAATGCTACTGGATTTTTAAATTCTTCTGGTGGTGCGGCTAATACAGGCACCATTACATTTAGCAATAACATAATCAGTTCTTCTGCTAATAACGAAGATATTACCATCAGTCCTTTAGGTTCAGGGTACACTTTACTAGATAGAGTTGCATTTCAGCAATTCGCAAACACTTCAACTGCTATTTGGTATCGCGACGCTAATACTGCTGGGAAATATGGTGGGCAAGGCAATTCCAGCATTTATCTAGATATTGCAGCTATTTTAAATGATAGTGGTGATTATGTTATAAAAGGTGATGGCAGATTTAGATATACTGCCAACGATGAAGTTGCAATTCAAAATACTGAATTCGGACATGTAATATTACGCACTGAAAATAATGATAAATTTATCAAGGTTCATAATGTAACAGACGAAGTTGGTTTAGAACTAAGAACAGACGAACATACAATTATTATTGTGCCAAACAATTACATGTGGGAGTTTACGACACAAGGCGTTTTAAATATTCCAGATGATGTTGGTGATATTCAACGCAATGGTGTATCAGTTCTTGGCGTTCCACCAATGCTCTCGCCAAACATTGCATATACTGGAGTATTTGGTGGTTATCCAGGATCATTACCTGTAACAAAGGGCGAAGGAGTATTTTTTACTTCAAACGGATATGTTTTAGATACTGCTAACAAATTTTGGTTAAAGTATAGCTTCTATACTGGCGACTATGATCTCAGTGGTGTTGAAACACTAGATTTTAGAAATCTAGGTGGCATTGGTCAAGATTTTTATATTGGTGGCAAAAGCGAAAACTTACTAACTACTATTGATCTACACGACATTGCAGTTATTGGTGATGATTTTTACATTAGAGATCTTCCTGCATTAGAAACATTCAATGCTAATAATTTGGTTTATGTTAATGGTTCTTTCCAAATTAACTCAATGGACAATGCTAATACTCAGTTTAACTTTCCAAACTTAAATAAAGTTGGATATTTTTATTACACTTACAATAGTGTATTAGAAAATACACCACAATTTCCTGCTCTAAAAACAGTTAATGACTTGTATATTTACTATAATAGTGCTACTCAAAACACTATGACGTTTGATAGTTTAGAATATGTTAATTACATGGCAATGTATCAAAATAGTGGTATTGTTGATGGACCAGTTTTTTCTGCACTAGTAACTGCAAATTATTTTGACATAAACAATAATGATAATATGATTAATCCACCACAGTTTCCTGCATTAGAAACCATGTATAGCAATTTTTATTTTTATGGTCATGATTCGGTAACTACTGCACCAAACACTTATTCACTTGTATCAGCTAATTACATTGGATGGTATGACAATCCTGCGATGGCTAACGGAATAAACTTTAGTTCGTTAAAAGAAGTAAATGGCGATGTTAACATGGGTGGTTGTGCACTAGATCAGGCATCTGTAGATTACGTTTTAATGACCTTAGACGCTCTTGACGGTTCAGCAAATACCACTACATATAACAGCAGAACAGTTATTCTTAATGGTGGAACAAACGCTATTCCTTCTGCTAATGGTTTGGCAGCAAAAGCTGGACTTGAAGCGCGTAGTTGTTCAGTGTTTGTAAATTCATAAGAGGAAAATATGTCAGTTATAGTGAAAACAACTGGTACCAGTGGATCACCAAAAAGAGTCGAGCTTACTGAAGAAATTTTGCAGGCTCGTGTTGATTTAACAACTATTGCTAAGGGCAAAAACATTGCAGATTGTCAAGTAATTCATGTTGGTATGAATGAAAGATCTTCTGCTTTTGCTCGTTTCAAGGAGTGGGGCGATCAAACTGGTAAAAAAATTATTGGGTTAATTCCATTAGATCAAATGGTAAATACTATTCTTAGAGAACGTGTTGACGCCATTAATGCAGCGCCAGCTTATCTTGTTCGTGTGGCTCAGTTGTTTGAAGCCACTGGTTATTCAGCTAACTTGAAACAGGTCATTTCTGGTCATGCAACTATGAGACGCAAAGACGCTGTTTATATTCAAAAGTGGCTAGGTAGAGATTTACAGGTAGGTTACGGTGCTACCGAAATTGGTACGATTTGCACTGGTACAGCAGAAGAAGTCGCCGAGGTTGACGGATGCGTTGGGTTTCCGCTTCCAGGTATTCAGGTTGAAATTGTTGATGGTGATGTAATCCGCATCAGATCTGAATCAACAATGATTACTGAATATATCGACAATCCTGAATTAACTGCAAAACATTTTAAAGATGGTTGGTTTTATCCAGGCGATAGAGGCTATTTTACTAAAAGCGGGAAATTGGTTATTACAAAAAATAGATAATGAATGAAAAACTGACAAATGAAAATTTCTTAATTTATGCTGCCAAACATTATGATAATCCTCAGTGTCACTCTACTGAAGAATTTATTGATGATCTAAAGAGAATTAAATATATTAAGAAATTGATAACAAAATATGTTGAGAGCGGTGAATTAAAAGATAGATTGATTCTCAATCATCTTATCATCCTCAACAACGTGTTCGGTGCAGTTCACCTGCCTCGAATACTGTTTTTAAAAATGAACAAGCAGTTTATGTACGTTAAACCATTTTTGATTTTGCTCGATGTGTTACCTGATAAATTATATAATGTGGGTGATGTTGATGTAATTGACATTGACACTATACCTATGGATGACAAAATAGTTAAACAGTTAAGAGCAATTTCAAATGGTCAAGAGTTTTAAACAATTTCGTAAAATGAAAGAAGATGCTTATGCATCTAATGTACCTGTCAATGCTATGGGCGATAGCAGTTCGACAGCAGGTACAGGCGGTATTGATACGTATGATCCTCTACTCAAGATCAGAAAGATGTTGAAGAGAAAGAAGAAATGAGTGATCGTATCGAAGCAGCCATAGAAAAGCTAACTGCAATTTCCAGCGATTTAAAGTCGATGCTAGCTGTTCATGATCAGCGTATATCACAACAAGAAAAAACTACAGACGAACTCCACGACACAGTCGAAAAGCGTAGAGAAGAACTCGATAATAAATTGAAGGATGTATACGATACAATGAGAAACCAAGATAACGTTGTCCTAGATCACATCGAATCCCTCCGCAAAGAATCCGCAGAACAGCATAAAGTCCTGTCAGAGAAGATAAACAAGTTAGAGAAATACATCTGGCTCGCCATCGGCGGTGCATTCGTCGCTAGCTGGATAATATCATTTATTTTCAATTACGGCAAATTTTTCGTAAAATAGTTCTTGCTATTTCCAACAAAACCAGTATAATTACTACTGTATCCCACTGATAGGAGTAGTATACTGTGGATTGGTTAGAGATGAAATACGTGAACATGCTGTCAGGACGACTGCAGCATTTCAAACGTAAGTCAGCTAATCTTTTTAATTTCCGTTGTCCCATCTGTGGTGATTCTCAAACGCATCGCAACAGAGCTCGTGGATATATCTACGAGAAGAAGGGCAAGTCGCTTTTTCATTGTCATAACTGCAATGCCACGATGGCTGTGCCGAATTTTATTCGCGCAGTCGATCAGCAGTTGTACAATGAGTTTCAATTAGAAAAACTGCAGAACAATAAAACGCCAGACCAGATCGAGTACGAGGAATTCATCAACAAGATGAAGAAGCCTGTATTCCTGAAGTATGGTCCACTGAAGGGATTGAAGAAGGTTAGTCAGCTTAGTCCCGATCATCCTGTGAAGAAGTTAGTCGATGCACGCCGAATCCCAAATCCTTTCCACGCCAAATTATTTTCTTGTCCTAACTTTAAGCAGTATACTAATTGCTTGGTACCTGGTAAGTTTGACGAGGATAGTATTGGGCGCGATGAGACTCGCCTTCTTATACCCTTTATTTCTTCTGATAAAAATGTGCACGCCTATCAGGGTCGAGCGTTGGGTAAGTCGGCAGTCAAATATATTACGATTGTTCTTGATGAAACAATTCCGAAGGTTTATGGGCTTGACCGAGTCAATTTTAACAACACTGTACACGTTGTTGAAGGTCCAATCGATAGTATGTTTCTTTCTAATTCAATCGCTACTGCAGGTGGTGATCTTGTTTCATCGGTCTCCTCATTTCCGAAGGACAATCTCGTCATTGTATACGATAACGAGCCGAGGAGTCGCGAGACAATTAAAAAACTTGACAAAGCTATCATGAACGGGTACAATGTATGTATCTGGCCAGACAACATGGAACATAAAGATATCAACGATATGATCCTTGCTGGACTGTCCTCCGAGTTTATCGAGTATATCATCCGACAGAATACACATCGTGATCTTGCAGCTAAACTTGCACTGAAGCGTTGGAGCAAAATATGAGCGAACTGGTTAACGAATTAAAAGCATATCCTGCACATTATACTGCAGCACACAAAGCTGCTAATCGCATCGAAATACTGGAGGCAGTTATCCGAGAGATCATTTCGCAAATTGATCAAGGTGGTGAATCTGGTAAAGTATTTGCTCGCGATTACTGTATTCAAAATGCTCGTAAAAAGTTGGCAGGATAATAAAATGGATAACGAACTGTTTCAAAACATTCGGCATATGAAAGACTTCGCCGAGATCACACACCAAACTAAAACCAAATGGTCGTATCGTTGGCCAAATGGTGGCGATATCGAAGTGTTTCAACTTCCTCGTGGTGTAACACTGTTCAAACTAGGTCACGATGTACACCTCGCTCAGTACATTTGCGACCTACATAATATGCGCGAAACAATGATTGATGAGGTGGAGAGCAAATATGTCGTATTATAAAACAATTTACACTGATGTTCAAGTTGACGTTGATCTCAGTGAATGGGAAGATGAAGAATTGCTCGAAGAACTCAAGTCTCGAAATGTTGATGGGCTAGATGCTTGGGACGATAACGAGCTGCTCGAAAAACTCAGATCTCGAAAAGTTGATACTAATAGCCCAACTGTCCGTTTAGCCATAGACTGGTATAATCGAGGCAACATTAAAGAAACACTGCACTATCTAGAAATGGCGTTTCCCGAATTGCATGGATTGAGTGAAAAGGTGAAAAATGAATACAGCTAAGATTATTGGTGTTACTAAACCGCATGGTATTTGGATTGATCATCTCAAGGCAGATGAGTTTATCGCATACGTTGCTCGTGTAAGCAATCCTTCAAATCAAATGAATACTGAAACGGCACCGAAGCTGTTGAAATATCTCGCGAAGCACAAGCACTGGTCGCCTTTCGAGATGGTCAACATTGTCATGGAGATCGAAACGACACGCGATATCGCTCGTCAGATCCTTCGCCATCGTTCGTTCTCATTCCAGGAGTTCAGCCAGCGTTATGCTGACCCGACTCAGGATTTGGGATTCGAACTGCGTGAAGCTCGCCTTCAGGATCAGAAAAATCGTCAAAACAGCATTGAGACTGATGATGATGAAATTCAAAGTTACTGGGAAGCGCAGCAATGGTTGGTGAAAGAAGAAGCAGAACGAGCGTATTCTTGGGCTATTCGAAACGGTATTGCTAAGGAACAGGCTCGTGCTGTTCTCCCAGAAGGTCTGACTGTTTCCCGTATGTACATGAACGGAACGCTCCGTAGTTGGATTCACTACTGCCAGCTCCGTATGGGTCCAGAAACTCAGAAGGAGCATCGAGAGGTCGCTCAGTCGGCGTGGGAAGAAATAGTTAAGGAATTCCCTTCTCTCACGGAGGCTATCGAATAAATAATATGCACTGATGGAGGGCGACATGAAGAAAATGACCATAGCATTTCTATGTTTATTTTCTTCTGTTTCTTTTGCAAGCGAGCTATCTTTTGGTTTTAAGAACCCGTCTTTTTCGGGTGTAGGTTATTCGGCTCATGTTTTGACTATTGACAATCTTGAGCAAACAAGAAAACAGAAGATCATAGACGATCAAAAAGCTGCCGCTGCGAAAGCAGCTGCCGACGCCAAGAATACTAATCTAGCTAAGTTTTTGAATAATCTGGAAAGTAGAATTTACGCTACGATTTCCCAGAACATAGCTGCTGAGTTGTTCAAGGAAGGTGGAGCTTCTCAGGGCGAGTTTGACATTGGCGGTAATAACCTCCAGTGGGTTTCTGATGGTGATACGATTACTTTGCGAATTACAGATCCTGGTGGTAGTGTTACACAAGTTGTAGTACCATACGGGAGTTTAGCATGGTAAAGTATGCAACACTATTGCTAGCAGCAATCGTTTTATCTGGATGTGCAAAAAACACTGCAACCTCCAGCTCCCAGATCGAGGCGCAAGTTGATGCGCCTGAAATTATTACAGCGAAACGATTTAATGAATTGGTGAATTTGCCTCCAGTTGATGGAGAAAAGATTCCGATTGCTGTTTATAAGTTCGCTGATATGAGCGGACAACGTAAACCAACAACTAACTATGCCAGCCTGAGCTCGGC